CTTATGTTACTGCTGACATTCAGTTCTTAGATCAAGTTAATATTCTTCAAGACATAGACTTCCAAGGAGGAGAAAAACTTTCTATCACCATGGTTCATAGTGAGAATAGAAATGATGGATATGAGGTAAAAAAAGACTTCTTAATAGATTACATTAAGAAAATAATAAAAACAGATGAAAGAAACGAAGTTGTTATGGCCCACTGCACAGAATATTCAGTGTACGAGTCATCGGCACAAAACATAAGTAGGTCTTACACTGGAGCACCAACAGATATAATTTCTAAGATAACTAGAGAGTATTTAAATATAGAAACTTTTAAATCAAGTGATGATAATATTAATGACATGAAAGTTGTAATTCCAAATTTACATCCAATAGAAGCTTGCATGTGGTTAAAAAATAGAGCCAATAGTTCAATAGGATTGCCATATTATTTTTATTCTTCTTTAGCACTAGATAACTTGATACTAAAAGATTTAGGAACTATGTTAACACAAACTCCGATTAATTTAGATCGGCCATATATTTACGCTCCTAGTATTCAGATGACTCCTGAAGCAATACAAAGATTTTATGCCATACAAACTTTTGCTTATGAAAAAAGCGACAACTTACTAGAGCTTATAAGAAATGGTGTAGTAGGAGCTGAATACCAATTTTTAGATACTTTAACAGCGACAACAAAGAAAGTAGAGTTTAAAGTAGATGATGACGCTTTTATTCCGCTAGCTAAAGACAATAAGTTAGGTGGTTCTAACACGCGATACGGTTATGCTCCAGACTATCAAGTAAAAGGAAAAAAATTATCAGAGTATAATTCAAAAGTTGTATCGCAAGTAGCTTCAACCGGAGCGTACTTACAAGATACAACTAATTATAAGAGTTATAACGATGAAGTTACTCCAGCAGATCATAAAAGAAAAATAGTAGCAAGTGCTCTAAAACAGTTTTTAACAAAGTCTCTTATATCAATAACTGTTAAAGGAAGAGAATTCTTAACAGCAGATGCGAACTACACTGTAGGGCAGACTATAAGAATAGTGTTTTTAGATAACGATGCAAAAGCTGAAGAACAAAGACCAATTATAGATACTAAAAAATCTGGAGATTATATAATATGTGAAGCTAAACATGTTATCAAGTACGAGAGATATGACACAGTCTTAGTGTGTGGTAAACTAGCGTCTTTCGGCGAAGAGGTACAAATTTAATGGAATTTTATGGCGATCATCTTAGATATTTTATAGGAACAGTTGTAGACAATGTCGATCCACTAAAATTAGATAGAGTAAAAGTACGTATATATGGATTGCACACTAAAGATACAACTTTAATTCCTAACGCAGATTTACCATGGGCACAAGTTGCCATACCGGTAACAGAAGGAGGTAGCTCAGGTCTTGGAGCAAACTCACAATTAAAAATACGAGCTCAAGTTGTTGGTATATTTTTAGATGGAGCAAATTCTCAGTTGCCATTAGTAATTGGTTCCATACCAAAAATAGAAACTCGAAAGAATGAAACTAGTGACGCTCCTAGTAAACAAACAGAAACAGGTACTCGAGTTCCTGATCAAATTGGAGTCCAAACATCAGCAACTCGTACAAAACCAGTTAAAGATAGATTAGATGAAGATATGCCAGGTGCTACCAATTGTGAAAAGATATTTAATTTTTTTGTATCTACCGCTGGTGGTTCTTTCACGCCAGAACAAACGTGTGGAATGCTCGGTAATTTTTTACAAGAAGCTGGAAGAGATAAAAATGGTGATATTAAAGTAGTTGTTGACTCTAAAACAGATATAGCGATAAAAGACGGCACGTCTGTTGCAGGATTTGGAATAGCACAGTGGAATCCTTCAGTGGATGCTGGAGACAGAAGAGGAAAGTTAATAGAATTTTCTCAAAGAAGAGGATTAGACTACAGATCGTTGTATGCGCAGGTTAACTTTGTCAAATATGAACTTAATTTAAAACCTGAATTTTATGGGTTGAATCAGCTAAAAAGAGCAGATTCCGTTCCAAAAGCAACTTTGATTTTTAGCAAAAAGTATGAGAGGCCTTCAAGTAAGATTAATAAAGCCACTGGGAAGCCAGAACACAGAAATGATTTAAGAATTAAAATGGCACTTGAGCAATACAGCAAATTAGGGAGAGGAGCTACATCATAATGTCAAACGGATCTATAACAAGAAAAAGAATAAGTTCTGGAGAAACTGTAGCGCTTCCACAAGACGCTGGAACTAGTCCTAAAATTATTAGTATAGTTTCAAAGAAAAGTGAAGACTCACCCGCGCAAACTACTTTACGTCAAGCAGGAAAATGGAAAGTCGTAGGCACTTCTGTTTATTTTTTTAAAGGTCAAACAAATGTTACAATAAATTATGAAGTACAGACCGGTATAACTGACGCTGAAGGCGCAGATCTTTTTGGAAAAGAAGGTATGGATGGATTTGCTGCTATCAGAGGCAAGATGGCTGCTAGTGTTGAAGGTCTTCAATTTGATAAGATGAACTTAGAAAGCGCAGTTGTTAAAGACTTTGGAGAAAATGGTGGATTTAAAGCCGCACAAAATTTCGCGCAACCATTTAAAGATTTAACTGATAGACCTTTACTCGCAAAATCTACAGCAAGCACAGGTTTAGGATTAACTGAAGTTTCTACTGAACTATCTTCTATTAGCGCGATCGCTGGAAAACAAAGAAATAACGGTGTTTTAAAAAAAATTAGTACTCAAATGGATCCAAAAAGTTTATTTAAAGCTGCAGAAACTTTATTTCCTAAAGCTAGTAAAGCTGTATTAAGAAAATCTGTTTCAGGCGCATCATTAAGTCCAACAACTGTGGTAACTACGCTTGCTCCTGAAAACGAACCAACTAGTAAAGCTAACGCCGTGGTCGAAAAAACTTATAATGATAAGATAAAATTACTTAATGAATGTGGTTCTAAATTAGATCCTACGTCTTTACTAGGTGGAATAGGAAGGTCTAAACAAAATGCTTTTGCTCACTTAGTAAGTAAGGCAAAGGCCGTAGTTCAAGGTAAGTCAAGTATTGGAGACGTGCTGGCAGATTTAAAAACTAATAATATAACAGCTCCTTCTGAAACATTTAAAAATTTAATTAGTAACTCTCAAACTAATATTAGAGGTAATTTAACAAAAGGTGATGAAACTTCTAACGCTATAAAACCAACTACGGTGTTCGATATTACTAGTGCAAATAATAGATTTAGTGGATACAACACACCAAGAGATTACGTTTTTACTAATGTATCTTCACCTGAAGAATTGTATTTAGAGTTGGCAAACGCTAATAGAAGTAAGTCAAAAGAAGATGATGCCATAAGAGTTTTAATAGTAGGTTGGACTGCTCATTTAGATGGCCCTCCAGAAAAAGTTAATGCGGCAAAGATACACGAGTTAAGTAAGAAGTTTGATTTAAGATACTTAGCCAATGAAGCTCAAACTACTAATGTAGACTTAGATGGTCTTACTTTAAATCAAAAAGCGTTAGAGACCATAAATAGGAGACCATTAAAATATGGAATACAGCCACATTACGTCATACTTAGAAATGGAGACATACAAAGAGGCAGACCTATTGATGAAACCCGAAATGGTGATTACGCAAAGTTTAGTTTAAGTGGATTAAAAGTTGCTTTTGTCGCGACCGAAAGTAAACCAGTTAATGCTGAACAATTTGCTTCATTCGATATTTTAATTAATCAGTACTTTAAAGTTTTCCCCGGTGGAGAAGTGATGGCGGATTTTGAAATAGATAATCAATATAATGGACCTGGGTTTAATGTTAAAGACAGAGTTAATGCTAAGTACAAGAGACAATTTATAATAGAAGATCCACTAAGTTTTGACGAGATGCCAAGTAAAGTTGCACAGTGTATAACACAGCCTAAGAAGTTAGCAAGATCAACTTCTGTGGGTCCACAAGTCATAGATATAAATAGTGCTAATCAAGATATTAAAGAAACTTTAAATAGTAAAGAGTTTAAAGAAGATTTAGCAGCTGCTCAAAACGCCTTAAAAAATAATTCAGGTGATGCTTTTAAAACGTTTAAAACTAAGTTAGGTCAATTTGATAAAGCAGTAAATTTACCTGAAGGAGCTGAGAAGAAACTATTGGATAATGGTATTTTAGATTTAGATAAACAAGTTGACGGGTTTTCAAAAAATATCAACAGAGCATTAAAAGCTAGTTCAAATCTAACGAGTCAAGTAGAGAGAACAAACGTAGCAATTTCTAATGCAGGGGTAATAGAAGGTACCTAAAGTATGTCAAAAGAATTAGAACAAGCAAATTTATTTATTGACCCAGGCGAATTCGAATCGTTGAAAAGTCCACGTGATGGATTTGACGATCCTAATGGAGCATTTCCAAAAGCAAGATCGATTGGTTTAACTGGTGTAAACCCTAGAGCGACTGGCGCTGAAACTGGAGGTGTCTACTTAGGAGGAGGTTCTAAAGGAGTAGGCTGGGAATTAGCAGAAGAAGTTGGTGCAGAATATCCATTGTGTCAAGTAAAAGAAACTTCGGCTGGACACATACAAGAATTTGATGACACGTACGGTAGAGAAAGAATTATGTTACGTCATAAAACGGGTGCTGGTGTTGAAATGTTTGCTGATGGAACTGTTGCTATATCTTCAACAAAAAATTGTATAAGAACTGTTGTAGGCGATGAAAAAGTTAAAATTGAAGGAGACGCAGAACTTATTTACAGTGGTAATGTTACTATGAGAGTTGCCGGAGATTTTAATTTAGATATTGGAGGTAACTTTAAGACTTTCGTTGGCGGTGACATATTATCAGAAACCCGTGGTTCCTTTTTACAAGACGTTGAAAAAAATGTAGATTTAAGAGTTGTAGGCGACAAAGCTCAAAGTATCGCTGGAAGTTCTACAGAAACTGTGTTAGGAAATAAATTCAGTACCGTTAAAGTAGACCATGAACTTGAAGTTGGTGGAAGATTTCATCAAAATGTAGGAGATGAAATAGTGTTAACCTCTGAAAATGAAATAGTAATCGCTACAAGAGATCTTAACTTAAGCGCTTCTTCTTTAACTTTAGCAGGTGACAGCGGACATATAGGCGGAGATGAAATTGTAATGTATGGTAAAACTGCTCACGTGCCTAGAATTAATGCAACCGAAATGACTGCAACTACTTTTAGAGGAGATTTGGTTGGAACCGCAACTCAAGCAATTGATGCTAATCAGTCTAAGTTAGCAGACATTGCTAATGGATTAGGTTCAGGTGCTGGTACCGGTGGACATAGCGCTACTGATTCAACTGCTACGAATAAAGTTACAGCAAACGTAACTAAAGCAGTAATGCAAGAGATATTAAATAAGACAGACTTAGGAATAAGAAGAATACAAATAGATCCTAATGACGATTTTGCAGAAAAAATAGACCGTTCTCGTAACTATGGCGGACTATCAAAAGTCGACTTAACTACTGAAAGAGCAAGATCAAAATTAAGAGACCCCAATAATTTAAAAAATCAAAAGTTTACTGGATCTCTAGTAGCAGCTAATATAATATCTAAGAACTTTGCAGTTCCAACTCCTATAAAATTTGGAAGAATAGTTGGACCAGAAAAAAATATCATGAGAGGTGTTGAAGACATTGGAACACAAGATGGTAAGGCTAAAACTTTTAAAGTGCAGTCAACTAGAACTGGTGACTTGCCAAACTACACTTTTAAAACTACTTTTGTTCCTGATCACAAATACAATGTTTTATTTCAAAGTGATATTACACCAAGAACAAGACTTGCTGATGGTATCTCAATGGCAAAATTTTTAGGAAGTTATGCTGATCCTGTCACGATGAATAGCGTAAATGATAAAGAAGACAGATTTAATTTAGCAAAACAATACATGCTGCACGCTGAAGCTATGAAGACTATAAATGAAGCGACTGGAACTAAAGAATTTGCAAACTTTAGACTTGAAGTTTTAGAAGGATTTTACGTGCCAGAAGCCACAGAAACTTTAGATACAACTGATGGTGTAAATCATTTTAAAACAAATGGTCAAACTGTAGTATACCACTTGATTAATAATGACGGTGATATAGCTACGCAAAAAACATTTGATCTAGCCATGTATTGGAAAGATCATTTAAACTTTGAAAAACTTACAATAGATTATGACACTTATAATCCAGATGGAACTTTACATGCTTGTATAATCTTAAAGATGCCTAAAATAGTAGCTCCTTGGACTGTAACTTATGAAAATGTAATAGAAACAAGATTTAATAATACTGTTCAAACGACAAACGAGTTAATGGAAATATTAGATTCAACTGAAAATATAGAAAATATTGTAGTAACTTGATATAAATAGGATAAAAGGAATTTAAACATGCCAGCAAGAGCTTTTTCAGTAGAAGATGGAAATATTGGTAATACCACTATTCTCACAGCTAGAACTAAATTTTATTCTGATTTAGACTTATCTTTTGCTAAAAAAGGTTCTGGTGATGTATTTAAAAAACAACATGCGGCTGCTGTGAAGCAAGCAGTAAGAAACTTATTATTAACTAACTATTCAGAAAAACCGTTCATGCCAGATTTTGGTGGGGACTTAACTTCTATGCTTTTCAGATTAAGCACTGAAATTGATGATGATAATTTAGAAGATGATATTATAAAAGCTATTGAAACGTACGAACCAAGAGCAGAAGTTCTTAATGTTAATACTATAATAAGTCCAGATAGTAATGAAGTACGAGCTACTGTAACATTTAGAGTGATAAGTACTCAAGAAGAAACATCTGTAGAAATTAATTTAACAAGGTTAAGATAATGGCAACAACAATTACATCCACACAATTAGATTTTGATACTATAAAAGCTAATTTAAAAGAGTTTTTTAAAGCACAATCAGAATTTTCAGATTATAATTTTGAAGCATCAGGACTTAGTAACATACTAGATGTTTTAGCTTATAATACGCATTATAATGGATTATTAGCTAATTTTGCTTTAAACGAAAGTTTTCTTACAACTTCTCAGTTAAGAAGTTCTTTAGTATCTCATGCTGAGTCTTTGGGATATGTGCCAAGATCTTATTCTTCATCTCAAGCAAAGCTAAGTATAACTGTTACTGTCACCGATACAGCTAGACCTAATACAATCACGTTACCTAGAAACACTCAATTTACTGCTAGTGTAGATGACGTATCATACACTTTTCAAACTCGTGAAGATTTTATTGGAACAGATGACGGAAGCGGATTATATCAGTTTGTAACTGGCCAAGATGAAACAGATATACCAGTGTTTGAAGGGACTGAAAAGACCAAAACTTTTTTCGTCGGAGAAGCGTCTGATTCTCAGATATATGTGATACCTGATACTACTATGGACACTTCTACGATAAGAGTTAGAGTTTTTGATACTGCAAGCGGAACTACATTTTCAACGTATACTAATATTTCAAAAGCAGTACGGATAAC